GGCCGCCCGAGGCGCGACTACAAACCGACGCCGGATACCAAGCGGTCTAAGGCTGCCAGAGCCGGGGATTAAGTCATGGCAAGCAAGGTCCAAATCGCGAAGCTGGCCCTCCAGCATATCGGGGATAGGTACGATATCAGTGATATCAACGAGGCCACTCCCGAGGCTGAGCAGGTCAACCTGCTGTTTGACGACACGCGAGATGCCTTGCTGCGCCAGCACCCGTGGGCTTTCGCCACTAAATACACGAACCCGGCTGCTCTGTCCGGCACCGTGCCGGGTCATTGGACTTACATGTTCCTGTACCCTACAGATTGCGTCCGCCTGCTGGGTATCGTTAATCCTCTGGGTAAGGACCAGCCCAAGGTCAAGTTCGAGGTGGCGCGCAACTCGTCTGGGAAGCGCGTCATCCTCTGCGATCTGGAGGAGCCGGAAATTTACTACACTATGCGCGTGGAGGACACCGCCGACTACGACCCAGAGTTCGTCATGGCCTTCTCCTACGTTCTGGCAGCCCGACTTGTGATGCCGCTGATCGGCGACCGCAATATCTCAGCCGAGCTCTACCAGAAAGCTCAGGCTGTCCTTAATAGCGCGTGGGAGACCGACAGCAACGAGGGCGTAGAGGAGGCTATCCCCGACGCTGAGTGGATCCGGGCGCGCGTCTGATGGTCAAAGTCATCCAGCCAAATATGTCCGGCGGCGAGGTATCTGATGCCATTGCCGCCCGCGTCGACATCGACAAGTACAAGACCTCGGTCTACAAGGCCGAGAACTTCTTTCCGCAGGTACACGGCGGGCTGACTAACAGATCTGGTCTGGAGTTCGTTGCCGAAACCAAAGGCACTGGGACAACCCGGCTGATCCCGTTCGCATACAACACCACCCAGACTTACATCCTTGAGTTCGGGGACCAGTACATTCGGGTCTTCAAGGACGGCGGACAGGTTCTGGATACCTCGGTGTCTCTCACCATCACGGGTGCCACGGCGGCTGATCCCGTCGTTATCACAACGTCTGGCGCGCACGGCCTGTCAACCGGGGAGAGTGTCTACATATCCGGCGTTGTCGGCATGACCCAGCTCAATGGCCGCACGTTCAATATCACGTCCCTTACATCGACGACCTTCAGCCTGCAGAACAGCGCCGGGGCCGACATAGACGGCAGCGGGTACACTGCGTACACGTCCGGCGGCACGGCCGACAAGATATTCGAGCTGGCCACCCCGTATCTGGCGGCCGATGTATTCGGTCTTCAGTACGTCCAGTCGGCCGACGTTATGACCATCGTCCATCCCGGCTACGCTCCGCGCGACCTGACGCGCACTGACCACGACGCATGGTCCCTGTCAGTGATCTCGTTCGCCCCGTCTCAGGTTGCCCCGACCGGGGTGTCCGTTAGCGCGTCGGGCGGCAGCACTACTTTTACATACGCCGTAACGGCGGTGAACGAGGAGACGCTGGAGGAGAGCCTTCCGGCCACGGGAAGCAGCTCGACCAGCAAGGACGCCGGCTGGGACAACACCGTGACGTGGACCGCCGCCGCCGGAGCGGGCACCTACAACATCTACAGAGAGAAGAACGGCATCTACGGCTTCGTCGGCCGCGCCGAGGGCACTTCATTCAACGACGACAACATAGATCCTGACGGCACCGATACTCCTCCGAAGGCGCGCAACCCGTTCAACGCTGCCGGCGACTACCCGTCAGCAGTGACCTATCATCAGCAGCGCCGCGTGTTCGGGAACACGGACAACGCCACGCAGAAGTTCTTCATGTCCCAGACTGGGAACATCAGCAACATGTCCTTCTCCAGCCCGCAGAAGGACGACGACGCTATCACGGTTACCATTGCCTCTCGTCAGGTCAACGAGATTCGGCACTTCGTGTCATTATCCGACCTCGTCATCCTGACATCTGGCGGCGAGTGGCTGGTCGAGGGTATCGACGGCGTGATCACGCCCAGCGGCATTCAGGTCAAGCCGCAGTCCTACTACGGCTCCACAAACCTGCTGCCCATCGTCGCCGGCGATATTGTGATCTATATGCAGCCCGGCCAGACCGTCAGAGACCTTGGCTACAAGTACGATAGCGACAGCTATACGGGTAACGATCTTTCAGTATTGGCCCGCCATTTGTTCGATTATAACAGCGTGTCGGACTGGTCGTTCGCTCAGGCCCCGCACAACCTGATCTGGTGTGTCCGCGACGACGGCATATGCATCGCGCTTACCTATTCTAGAGAGCAGAACGTATTCGGCTGGTCACGCCACACCACGCAGGGCGACTTCAAATCGGTTGCGTCTATCCGCGAGGGCGACGACGATTTTTCCTACTTCATCGTCGAGCGCACGGTTAACGGGTCGACCATGAAATATGTCGAGCGCATGCAGACCCGCGACTTCACTGACATTCAGGACAGCTTCTTTGTGGACAGCGGGCTGACGCTGGACAACCCGATCAGCATCTCCGGCTTCACAAACGCCAACCCTGTGGTCGTCACCACCGCCACAGCTCACGGCCTCAGCAACGGCGACACGGTCGATATCTCCGGTATCAAGGTCGCGGACAGCAGCACAACTCGCGGCTGGGCCTACGACACCGATCTGGAAGGCAGCGGCTACACTGTTGCGAATGTCACCAGCACGACGTTCGAGCTGCAGAATAACGGCTCTAATGTGGATGGCACCGCTTTCAGTGTCTACCACAGCGGCGGCAAGGTGCGGGAGGCCGTGACCTCGATCTCCGGCCTGTGGCATCTCGAGGGTCAATCTGTGGTGGCGCTGGGCAACGGCTACGTCGAGCGCAACCTGACGGTCACCAACGGGGGCGTCACCCTGCAGAACAAAGCGAGCCGGGTTCATGTCGGCCTCCCATACACCTCGGAGATGCAGACCTTGCGGATAGACGGCGGCAACGTCACCGATAGCATTCAGGGCAAAAACAAAAAGATCAGCCGTCTGACCTTGCGCTTTGAGCGGTCTCTGGGTGGGTGGTACGGCCCAGATCTGGACCACATGCGCGAAATAAAGTATGGTTTACCCGCGCAGTATGGTCAGACCCCCTCGTGGATTACTGGCGACAAGGATCTCACAATGTCCCCGAGCTGGAACAAGGACGGGCAGATAGTAATTCAGCAGAGAGATCCTTTGCCGATGACCCTGCTCGCCGTCATTCCCGACGTTATTCCGGGGGGCAACTGATGATTATTCGAGACACCAGACCGGAAGATATCCCCGCACTGTTGCAGCTCGGCGACCGTATGCACAAGCGCGGCCGGTTCAAAGACTACTCCATGGACCCGGCCAGAGCCGCATATATTTTCACCGACATCCTCGGAAAGCCGGGTGTCTTTGCCCGCTCCGCTTGGGTCAGCTCGTCCCCCATAGCCATGCTGTTTGGGGAGATGACGCAGGATATCAGCGTTGACGTCTACCGCGCCCGCACGATCCTGATGTACGGCGAGGGCGGGTTTGCGGCGGTATCGGCTATGCGGAAGCTGGTCAAAGAGTTTGAGGTGTGGGCCAAGAATGAAGGTGCAGACTGGGTCTGCCTTGATATTAGCGGCGGGGTTGACGACTGCAGAACTTCCCTCTTGTTTTCGCGCATGGGGTTTCAGCAGGCTGGCTTTCCCATGCTAAAGGAGCTGTGACATGGGGATAGAGGCTGCAACCCTTGCCGCATACGCCTCAGTCGCCGGCGCAGCAGTTGGCGCAGTGGGTGCCTACCAGCAGTCGCAGGCTGCCAAAGCGCAGGCCAACTACCAGCGGCAGGTCGCCGAGAATAATGCCATCATCGCCCAGCAGAACGCCACCCGTATCCGCCAGCAGGCAGAGCTGGCGGAGGATGAGCAGCGGGAGAGGATCGCGGCTACCAAGGGGGCTGCCAAGGCCCGCCTTGCGGCCAACGGTCTCCTCGTGGACGACCCCGGCGACACGACTGCCAGTCTGTTCCTGCAGGATATCGCCGAGATCGGCGAATACGACATCTTGAAGCTGCGAGACAATTACGAGCAGGAGGCCCGCGTGGCTCAAATTCAGGGCTCTAACTATCAGGCGCAGGCCGGCTTGTTCGGCCTTCAGGCCGCCGCCCAATCCCCCGGTTTCGCTGCCGCTGGTTCTCTGTTGTCCAGCGCGGGAAAGGTATACAGCGCGGGCAAGGAAGCCAAGTGGTTTGAGCGCTAATGGTTAGGACGATTTAATATGGCGCGCATTCCCACCTTAACAGTAGGACAAGAGGTCGGTTCCGTTCAGAGCCGCGCTGTCGCTCAGCCGTTCCAGAGCTTGCAGACCAGCGCCGACATGTTCGGCGCTGCTCAGGGCCGCGCCCTGCAGCAGGCTGGCCAAGGCCTTGGGCAGCTCAGCGCGGATCTCACCGCGCAGGCGAAAACAGACGACAAGGTCGACCAGCAGAAGATGCAGGCCGAGATCAATGCTTTCGCTGCCTCCCAGAAGGCCGCGATCAACGCGCTGTCTGGTCAGGAGCGCCTAGATTATATCCAGAAGGGCCCGTCTGGTCAGGGTGCCGCCGAAGAATTTAAGAGCGGCGTGTCGGCTATTGCCGGCAAATATGAGATGCGGTTGCGCAGCAGCGCAGACGTTAACCAGATATTCTCCGCTAATTCAGCAACCGACTTCGGAGCGTTTGTCTCCGGGCAGGAGACGGCCGCCAAGAAGGTCGTCATGGAGCAGACGACTACTACCGCTATGGCAAACGCCGTCACCAGCGCGGTCACGGCTTCCTCTTACGATGATCCGGTTGCTCGGGCCAAGGGGTATAACCAAGCATTGGCTGCTGCCGAGCGTCTGGTTCTGGACCCTGACATAGGCCTCGCCAAACAAGCCGGCAACAACCCAACGTCCACCGACCCCAAGGTCAAGGCTCGCGTGGACCTTATGGTTAAAGAAGCGAAGATGCAGGTGGTCGACGGCATCGTCACCGAGTTGTTGAGCAAGGGCAAGCTCGATCAGGCGTCAACGCTAGTGGAGCAGGCGGCTGCTACCGGAACAGGCACGAAGTCATTAGCCGCCATGCAGGCAAAGATTCTGCCGTTCCGCGAGAAGATACAGGCGGGGCAAGAGTTCTCCGCGCTTCGTAAATCTATGGTCAAGACGGACGGGACGGACGCGACCTTGGCGGATATGCAGCTCAAGATATCTCAGGAGGCTGACCCGGCGAAGCGCGCCCGGCTCGCCTCGGAGTTCTCGATATACAGCAGCGCGCAGACAGCGGTCTTGAACGAGAAGGTCCGTGCTCAGGGCGATGTTCTTATTCAGGCTCTGACTGCCGGTACCGTCACACCTGCCCTTCTTACTCAGATACCTGACTATCTCGCCCGGAACCCGCAGGCTGCGCTGGCTCTCAGCACAGGCGCGACCCAGCGGACCACGGCTGCGGCCGTGGCCAAAACGGCCGAGGAACAGGCTCATGTCTCTTCCGGCGGCGGCGCGTCAAACCTGCCCGGTCTGGAGAGTAAAATGATTAGCCTGTTCCAGACTAACCAGCCTCAGGCGCTGGCTCTTATCCGCAGCGGCAAGCTCAAGCAGTACTTCGACGTTGGCACATACGAAGACCTGACCAAGCAGGCGGCCATTGCCGAGGCGGCCATCAGCAGGCGGGAATCGAAGAACCCCGCAACGCCGACCACGATTATGCGGAACTATCTTGGTTACACGACTGCCGAGGCGCGCTCCGCGATTACCAAGTACGGTGTCAGGCTTACCGAGGCTGTCTCTCGCGTTGAGAAAGCGGCCATTGCAGCCGGAAAGCCGGTGGAGCCGGCCGATGTCAGAAAAGCAGTTGTCGAGGCGCTTATTAAGGTGCGCACTGTAGATCGCTTTGCCCTTGACCCGCGCGGTGATGTTTACACGGTAAACGCCGCCATCGAGCAGTCCAAGCTAGACGATGGCTTTAACCCCTACGCTGCCGTCCTCAGCGACAAAGACACCAACACCAGAGCTGTGGCGTGGCTGTTCGACAAGGGCGGCGACGAGATTGTCAGGGCACGCAAAGAGATGTCCGACGCCGGCATTGAGTACACCCTCAACAATCTGGCTAAGCACTTGAAAGTGCAGACACTGCCCGAGCTGCGCAAGATTGCTGAGACAGAGCAGCGGCTCAACAACCTCGCCGTTGACGCTGGCCTTCCGCCGGACTTTCTTAATTATGTACTCCGAGGCCTTAAACGGCCCCCTTCCGCCGCCGCTGCGGTTGTGAAAGAGCTGGAGGAAACTGGTAAAATAGGCGGCCAGTCCAAGGCGGATCTCCTCAAACGGTGGGCCTCGCGCTAATGTCCAATTTCGATTTCGATGCAGCGGAAGGTACGGCAACCCCGGTAGAGCCGGAGGCCGCCACCGCACCGGCCACCGCACCGGCCCCCGCACCGGCCCCCGCACCGGCCCCGGCCCCGGCGCAGGAGGCGTTTGATTTTAACGCCGCAGAGGGATACACCGCACCCGGAACTCCCGGGGTAGGCGGCGTTCCGTTTGAACCCGGCAAGGACTTTATGGGCCGGCCGTCGGTCGCCCAGCCCCCGCCCCGCCAGTGGAGCGCGTCCGGCACCGCACTGCCGGGCACTGCCGCCGCCGAGCAGAA